CACGGCCCTACTAGGTAGGTACCTCATCGGAGTACTTATGCCCCGCTATAATCGCACACGGTCTCGCTCTGTCACCGTGAAAGGTGAAATCCAGAGCTGGATCGATTGGCAAAGTAGCGGTCCACCAGATGCCGTATCTCGAGTTGAGCGCGTTATTGCGTCTTCAATATCGGATAGGCACGGGCATCCTGTTGTCGACTCCCCTTTAGTTTCAACGCAGCGCAAAGGCTGCATGGAGGCTAATGGGTACGTCATTACACAAGGCACCAGTGCGGGTGGTCGTAAGTACATCTATAAGAATTACGGCCTTTACTCGGCGTTAAATCCGGGTTTGGCCCTGCCAGCTCCCCCTGGATGGCAACTTGATCTCATTGCGGGAACTAATCCCTCCCGCCCTGTGATCACGCCACCAGAGATGCTGCAGAATCTTATAGAACTTCCCAAGCTCCTACGCGATACATTCATCTTCCTTTCGAACCCGAAAGCCCGTTTGCGAAACTATCGTAGTGTCGCCGACGACTATCTGGCTCTCAAATTTGGATGGATGCCATTCGTTAAGGATCTGCTAGATCTGCTTGATCTCCAAAAGCACGTTATCAAACGTTCCAAGGAACTTCAACAGCTCTATTCTGGGAATGGTCTGAGGCGTCGCTTAAAGTTCGGTAATGATACCGTAGTGAGTGATAGTAAGCTTGTTCTTCCCTTTGAATCGGGGAGGAGCATTACTTACAACTCATCGCTTATCACTAAGCGAGAGAGCTGGGGGACTGCCAGATGGCATCCCACTACACCACCACCTTATCATCCCATGGATCCTCAGTGGAACAACCACGTTCGCAAGATCGTCCTCGGCTTTACCCCTGAAGGTTTAGCCAAAGGCGCATGGGCAGTTATCCCATGGACTTGGTTACTTGGCTGGTTCACCAATATTGGCAAGTACAGCTTACTGTACTCCAATACTGTCCCGGCAAATTACTCACATCTTAATTTTATGAGTAAGATTACCCTGGAGAGATCCCTGAGTTCACCGAAACCGGAGGGTATCCGATGGCATGTTTTGCACATCGATACTCCCCAAGTGACGACGTACCGCTCTCGTATCAACGGGAGCGGTCCGATCCTACCTGGCTTGTCGATGCCCTTCTTGGACATCGGCCGGCTGTCCGTTTTAGCTGCGCTGGCCGTTCAGCGTATCAAACGCTGACGGCTATCATCTAAAACAGGACAAACTCTCATGCTTGGCACTTCTCTGACGATGACGCTTGATGGTTCTGGAGGCACCGCTAAGGTCCTCCCGCTCATCAACCAGGATGGTTACACGTCTGAATACTTTCTAGACGAAACCACCGTGTGGTACCGCGCAAAAGTGCGGAACACTCGGGACACAGTCAAGGTCGGTTCTCAGCCGTTCGATCGTCACACTGTGACGTTCTCGCGGTTCGTGAAACCTACCGAGATTGCGCCTCTGGGCAGCCTTTCCGAGATCTCGTTCACGATCAGGAATGATCCGAACGGGGCGCCGGGTGACATCATCGATGTCTCCGAGGCCATGTCTTTCTACATGGTCAAGGCCGGTGGAATTGCTGCGAAGCTACTGGGCTGGGAATCGTAAGATTCCCTAACCAGTACGTCGGAGAGCTGCGAGCCGTAGAGTTCATAACCAGGAGTTGAAGCCTGTGTTAGAACGGAACAGCTACGCAGAGTTTGTTCTAGGCACGTACAAGGCGCTATTAGTCGACTGCGCCTTGCAGTACCCAGTACTCGCCAGAGAGTTCGATCGTGATTTTCACCGATTGAGCTCCGCGATCAAACAGCATGGTGTCAGGTTTACACTTGACATCATGCCGAAGTTCAGGAAACACTTTGACACGTGTCTCTCGAACCAGCGCCTAACGCCTTCTAATCTTACTAACTTCGGTACGATTAGGAGACGGGAACCAATCCCACGACTTTTTCGGGGTCTGGTTCTACGCGTTTTTGATCGTTATGGCGCTTTGCAGCTCAATCCCGATGTTAAAGCCATACGCCTCATCCGGCAACTCCTTGGAGTTGTTCGGAAGATGCGGATGGACTCTTCTCGGAAGGACACATGTCGTGTCGTTTCCGAGTTCTTCGAGATTGATCAGGAGACAGATCTTGGAAACCTTAACTGGTCTTCAGAAGATCTTTTCGTCACTGAAGGTGTATTGGAACTATCTTTTCGAGATAGTGAAAATACCCTTCTAGCTGATGAAAGGTTGCGGTTAACTCCGCCACCGTCTCAGGCTTCATGTGTCACACCTGAGCTGTTAGATTACGTTCAGCGTACTGCTGACCTTATTTCTTCACAGCTAGGGATCTTTGATCCCTACACATGGAGGCTGCGGCATGGCCCTGGTGCCGTTGCTGATCAGCGTTTTGGGTCGTACAAGTACGACTTCGACTACTGGTCAGATAGGCTCTCTATCGCATTCCCGCGAGATGTCTTCGCTTACGCGAATCCATCTTTTAGTTATGAAGATAGAGAATTGAAGAAGCTCCTTGCTGGCTGTGAGAAATCACTCCCAGCAAAGTTGATAACTGTTCCTAAGACGATCACGGGTCCTCGGCTTATCGCCGCTGAACCTGTGGCTCATCAATGGTGCCAGCAATCAATTAAGGATTACTTCTACAATAGAGTTAGTGATACTCCCATTCGAAATCTTATCGACTTTCGTCGGCAAGACCTGAACGGAAAGCTCGCTCTCTCTGCCTCCCATAGCGGTTCGCATGCGACGATTGATTTGTCGAGTGCGTCAGATCGTGTGTCTTGCTGGCATGTTGAGCGTCTCTTCAGACGTTTGCCATG